TAACATTTAAATAACTAAAAATTAATTTTCTGTTTTCAACACAAATTTCATAAAAATGGTTTCTTTTTTTTTGAGAAACCATTTTTATGAAATTTATTAATATTTAAATATCTAAAAATATTAATAAATTTTATAAAAAAAAATTTTTAATTTTTAATATTATTAAACATATCATTTAAATATTCAATATTTTTCTCCAATGAATATTTTTCTTTCATTATTTTATATCCATTGTTAGATAATTTTTTTAACAGTTCAATATCATTATAATATCTTTCAAATTTTTCTGGAAATGAATTATCTAAATATTCTACTATAATATGTTCTCTGTTAATTAATTCCATACCCTCAACTGCTACTTTTGTTGCAATACAAGGTATTTTTAAATTTAAACTCTGTAAAATTTTACCCTTTATACCACCACCATATCTTAACGGAACTATGTTTAATCTACATTTCATTATAATATCATTTAATTTTTCATCTGGAACATAGCCGTGAAATACTATTGTTGGATTTTTCTTATATTCCACTTTTAAATTTGTTAAACCAAATCCAATAATATGTAATTTAATATTTCCTAATCTTTCTACTATAAACTCCCATTGATTTTTTAAAAAATGTCTTAAAGCATCAGCATTTGCATTATAACCACTCCCTATAAAATATATATCTTTTGTGTTCTCTATTTTTCTATCATAATCACTTTCCATTTCATAACATATTGGAGAGTAATGTATTTTCTCTAAATTTTCTTCATTCTTTAAATATTCATGTTCATACTTACTAACAATTAATGACATATCACAATTATTTATATATTTTAATTCATCTTCTCCTTTAGGATTATTCGCAATATTCATACCCAAATTTAATTGTTTTTTATTTTTTAATAAATAAATATCATGTGTTATAAAAATTATTTTTGTTTTACTGCAATATTTTTTTATATCTTCAAATAAATAATTCATTGAAAATACCCTTGAAATAAATATATATTCATACACATTATTATTATTTATAATATTTTTCATTTTTAAATTTTTATCAAATACATAAACACCCATTTCTTGTAAAATTTTATTATATTTTCCATCACTTAATATATTATAAAAATGAATATTAAAACCCATATTTAATAATGTCTTCATTAAATAATATATATATCTTGAACCACAATCTTTATCAGGTGTAAATTTACAATATTCTACTATTAATATAGTTTTTCTATTTGATAAATTTAAATAATACTTTTCATCACATAATTTTAATGATATTAATCCATTTTTATTATACATTTTATATATCTCATTTATTTTCTCATTATCCATAATAAATGGATATTCATTCTTATATTTTATGTTAATATTTCTTTTATATTCCCTATCATAACTTTCAATTCTTACAAATGGACTAACCTTTATTTCTTTTAATTTAATACAAATACTAATTATTTCTTCCATATAATTTTTTATATCTATTCCACATAATACATTCTCTTTATTTTTAATTATAAAAAATGTTAAATATGGAATCATTGTTCCTTGATTATACAAACACCAAAAATTATTATTTATATTTTCTAATTTTAATAATTTTTCATTAACATAATTATAATCATCTTCATTAATAACTCCACCATAGTATTCCAACATATCATTACATACAATTAATGGAGACATAATATAACAATAACTTTTTTCCAACTGCATTTCTAACTCTTTTATTTTTTCTACATCCAAATCAAAATCTCCATTAATAAATAAATAATTTTTATCCTCTTTAAACTCTAAATTTTCTGTATTATCATACACTTCAAACTTATTATATATATCTTCATCTAATATACCTGATATTAATATTATATCAACAGTTTCTACCACTTTATTTTTTTTAAATTTATTATTAACCATATTCAAATAATTATCATTATTCCAAATATTATAATAACAAAAACATTCATTATTATAATGTATAGAACAATAATTACTTTCTTCTTCAGGAATATAAACATTTTTTATTTTCATTTTTAATATAACTTTTTCTAAAAATTTTGAAAAAAAATATATGTCATTATTACTATTTCTTACATTTTTAAATTTTATTATTTTTAATATATTTTTTATTACTTCTGTTTTTATTAATACCATATACCTATTATTTATAATATTATAGTTCAAATGATCTTCATCTATATTTTTCATAAAAAATAAATTTTCATCAATTATTAAATTATTTTTACAATCTATTTTATTCCAAATATTTTCATCTAATAAACAATATTTACTTAAATCAACTTTAATAATATTAATATTCTCTGATATTTCATTACACATAGTTTTAATAATCTCATAATTTTTATTATTACATATCACTGTATGAGACCAATCTTTAAAATTTTTTATTGCTAAATATAATAATATTTTAAAATGAGGCTTTTTATCAAAGTATAGAAAAATAATATTATTTATTGAATTACTTATTTCTAATTTTTCCATATTTTTATTTAATAAATTGTAATAATATTCTAAATTTTTATTTTTATTAAATTCTTCTCTTATGTTATCTGTTTCAATGTTATATATATATTCAAAATCTTCTAAATTCATAAATATTTATTAAAAAATATTATTTATATTATTAAATAATGAACAAATTATTATTTAACTTTAACAATAATAAACAATTATTAATTAGTGTAATAATATTAGTTAATAATCCAGAAACATTAAAATTACAACTTGAAAAATTATCTTCTTATAATAATATTGAAATTATTTTAACATTAAAAAATAATGAAATTTTAGAAACTATTAATAATTTTAATTTTAAATATACAATTGGAAATACTTTTAATCACGGTTTTAAAAAATCATCTGGTGATATACTTTTGTTTTTATATGATAATATAATAATTGATGAAGATATAATAACTTATATTTACAGTAATTTTAAATATAATCAAACATATATATATAAAATAAACGATAATGAAATATTTTTAATATCCAGAAATTATTTTAAATTATTAAATAAATTTAATGATGAATATAATTATAGATTTACTTTTGATTATCAAGATTTTTTATTAAAAATTAAACATTGTAATAATCTACAAAAAATATATATTGATAATAATTTTACTGAAATATCTACAAAAAATAAATATAAAAAAATTATTGATTATAATGAAGATAATGTTAAAAAATTAGCAATTAAGGAACTATATTTAATGAATACTTCACTTATTAATTATTATAAAAATAATGTTAGAAATAAAATAATTTATTTTATTATTGATAAAACTTTTAATAAATCAAAATTATTTCAATTGAAAGATAATATTAAAGAAAATAATTATTATGTTATTTTTATAGTTAATAAAGAGAATAAATATTTAAGAAATATTAAATATTTAAAAAATGTCAGTGTTATATTAATTAATTTATTTGATAATTTTGAAGAAAATATTATTAAATGGTTTGGAGGTTATATATTTAAGTTTAATGATGATTATGAATATAAATATTTATTTTTTAATATAACAAACACTGATAAAAAATATAACTTTTATATGAAAAACATTGAAAAATATAAAAATGTTTTGATTCAAAATAATAATATTGATACTAAAAATGTAAAATTAAAAACAATAAATTCTTTTAATTCTTCTAATATTATTGATTATTTAGTAATTGATAAAAACAATATATTTATATTGGATGATTTAACAATATCCATTTTAATTCAATCATACAATAATAATCAGGATGTAATTGATGCTTTTGTTTCAAACAATAAATATTATATATTAATCAATGAATATTTTATGAATGAAAGATTAATTATTACTGGATGTGGAATTGAAAATTATGAATTTACTAAACTTTTATTTAAAAATTCGTTAAAAACAGTTTTATTGAATACAAGAAATATGAGATATTTATTGGAAAATAATATCAATAATTATGAATATTTTCCTGCTTATGGATATAGTTTAATAAATAATATTAAACCTATAAAAAATAATGATAAAGAAATTGATGTTTTATGGTATGGAAATATTGGAAACAGTTCATTTTCATCATATAGAAGAAAAATTATTAAAATGTTAGATTTTCATTGTAATAAAAATAATATTTGTTTTAAACAATATGATAATTTATACAATGAAAAAGATGTTATTTTATCTAAAACAAAAATAGTTATTCATATTCCACAAAAAAAAGATTATCATATTCTTTCTTGGGCTAAAATTGTTGAATTAATGGCTAAAAAAGTTTTTTTTATTATTGAAGAAAATGAAGAAATATTTATTAAAAAATTAGAAAATATTATTTGTATTAGTAAAAGAAATAATTTTAATGAATTATTAAATAAAATAATTTATTATTTGAAAAATGAAAATAAAAGAAATGAATATATTGAAAAATCATTTTATTTTATAAAAAATAACTATAATATGGATAATTATATTAATTATAGTTTTTAAAATTAATCTTCTGTTGATGTTATGCTGATAGTTACAGTTTGGACGTCTGTTACTTCAATTCCACTTGGATCAGTAATTGACACAAGTGTTGTTAATGTTGTTGATACAGTTTCACTATTTTCAGTTTCTTCTGTTAAATAAATTGTGCTATCTTCAGGAGTTGCTTTTGTTTGACTTGACATTTATAATAATATTATATAATATTTTTAACAAATAACAATAATATCACCATTTCGGTCTGTTATTGAAAATTCTTCAATGAATGGATTATTGTTAATGGCATTACATAAAACAGTATAATCATTTGTTAATAAAGCTTCTAAAATAAGTGGTCTTATAGTATTTAAAAATGTGGAAATTAATTCACCTCTTTTATTAATTCTGTTTTTAATTGGTTCAGGAACAATTTCACTGAAGCATGGTGCAGACCATTCAAATTGTGTTTTACATCTTTTTTTAGCCAAACATTCATCTACTTTTTCACATAAATTTTCTTCTACACAACATTTAATTAATTCACAATTTGGATTAAATAAAGCTCCAAATTTTTCATTTTTACAACTTATAATATTTTCATTATCGTTGTTATTATTATCACAATTACAAGACATATAATATAATTATTATAAAATATATTATAATTAAAAAATTTATACTACTAAAGGAAAACTTGGTTCTGTTGCAATTCCACAAATACCATTGTCATTTGTATTATCACTACGTAGAACACGAAAAAAGCCATTTTCACCCCAAGATGTGTCCCAAGAGTTCATCACTTTCCAATATTTAATTCCATCAATTGTTTCACCATAACCTGTTAATAATACAGCATGATTTAAATCCTCAGAAGGACACTTATTAATATCAGTGATTACACCACTTGAATAATGTTGAAAATAATTATTTACAGCAATAGCAACACTGATTGGTTGTTCTGTTATGGCTTTTTTTAATTCTTGTTGATTACCTTCCATAATATCATAACAACTTTCAACATTAACCAATCCATTACAAGAATTACAACTACTCTCTTTACCAGTTTTTCCTGATGTATAAGTATAATCATCATCTAAACATAACGCATTATTCATAGCATACATAAATACTAAATCATATAATCCTCCATTGCATCCACTATTTAATTTACTGCAATCCACAACTTGTTGTTTTGATAAAACAATTTTATCATCATATTTTATTTGATAAGCTCCTTCAATTGCTTCCACTGCTGAAAAAGCATAACAACTGCCACATGACATTTGATTATTTACTTTATATAATTTAGACCAATCTACATTAAATGGTAAATTATTATAATCTTTATTTGTTTTATAATCACCACATTGTTTTAATTTTAATTTTTTATTAAAACTTCCGGTATAGTGTTCTTTAAATTCATCAAAATTCATATCAGTAAATCCACTTAAACCGTTACATAAACTTGATATTTATTAACATAAATAAAAAGTTTTTTTTATTATCACTACTTCAAAAGTAGTTCAAACTACAATGACATAAATGTCAAAGGGGGTAACTCCCAATTAAAATAAAATAATTAATTCCATATATTGTTTTTTAACATTATTCCTCTTGAACCTACAATATCTCTTTTCATTATCATTTTGCAATTTAAACATTCAAATATTTTTTTACTACCTAATTTATTATTTAATTTCCCACAATTACAACACGTTTTTGAAGTATAATGCTCGTCTTCTTCTATTAATTCTATATTGTATTCCTCACATTTCCTTCTTAATTTTATTTTAAATTCATAAAATGATAATGTGTTCATACTTCTTGCTACTTTTGCATGTAAATTACTAACCATTTTTGATGATATTAAATTAAGTGATGATATTTATATGAAAAATTATTTAACTGCTGATTATGATAAGATTAGTAATAAAATAATTGGTAATTTAAGAATTATTAAAAAAGGAATAATTGTTTTAAATCCCGATAATGAGTATGGTATATATGGAATTAAAAATTGAAAATTTTAATATTTAATAATATTAAAATAATAATGTGTTCAATAAATTTAATAAATAAAATATTTAAAACTGATAATTTTAATGAAATATATGAATGTTTTGAAAATAAAGAAGAATATCCTTTTGTTCCTGTATTACACAAAACAGTTAATATTTTGCATCCAAATCACGTAGAAATCAATTTAAAAAGTTATATTAAAGCTTTAAAAACAATTTTAAATAAAGAATTAAATATTAAATATAAAAAATATATATATGCAAAATCTTCATTTATTAAATTAAATGTTATTTTTAGAAATTGTCATGTGATTGATGATATAGAATATTATATAAAAAATACTTTTTTTTAAATATTTAATAATTCATAAATGCAAGAACTTAATTGTAAATAATTATTAATTGATAATTCACTGATTTCAAATAATGTTTTTGATATATGATTTATTATTTTCATTTTATAATCATTATTTTTAAATTCTTTAAATGTTATATATTGAATAAAATATGACATAATATCTGTGGCATAATAACCTTCATTATTAAAATTTTTTATAATTAATGTTATATTATCAATATCTTTGTTTTCAATATATTCTAATAATTTATCAAACATAGAATTTGATGGTATTCCAAAACACTCATTCACTTTTTCTATGTTTATTTCCTTTCCAGAATAATTCAATACTTCTAAATTATTTATTATTTTTCTTATGTCATTATTTGATATTTTATACAAATATTCTAAACTTTTCATATTATATTTTATATTTTCATTCTCACATATATATTTCATTTTTTCTAATACTTTATTCTTATTAATATCATCTAATGAAAATACGGTTGATCTTGATTGCATACTCTCAATTATATCATTTAAATTATTGCAAGTTAAAACAAATGACACATTTTCATACTTTGAATAATAACTACTTATTAACCTTTTTGTTTTATCTAATAAATTATCGGATTCATCTATTATTACTAACTTTTTTTTTGAATAACCTTCTTTTGGTATAACCATATTTCTGCAAAATGTTGTCAATGGTTTTTGAATATCTATTCCTTCTGTTGATTTTATCTCAAATATCATATCATTCACATTTTCACGATGATACATATTTCTTATTAAACAATGTATTGATGATGTTTTACCTACTCCTGTATCACCGGTTAATATTAAATTTGGTATTTCTTTATTTTCAATATATGTTTCAAATTGAATTCTAACAATATCATTAAGTATTAAATCTTTAATCTTTTTGGGCTTATATTTTTCTATAAATGGAACCATTATTAAAAACTTATAATTTTATTTATAATTTCATTTATTTCAATTTTTAATTTATAATATAAATGATATTATATAAATGGAATATTTAAATAATCTTTTAAATTCAAATACACAATCTGGAGGTGTATATTCTGTCAGTATGCACCAATTAAATCAAATCTTACAACTTTCTTCCGCTTATTTTACCCGTTTTGATGATAATACTAAACAACAATATATTAAATTATTTGGATTTACACCAACAAGCCTTCTTAAAGGTCATAGTAGTTCTAAAATGCCACAATACAGAGAAAAATTTATTTTCCTTATCTATTTACAATTTATTGTTCTTTTGATGATGAATAAAACCTCTGGAATGGATAAAAATGAAACTCTTAAATATCTTAGTGAATT